CCGAGAAGTCCTAAAACTATAGATGTTCACACATTAATCCTAATCCCGAATGGGCATGGAGCTTAAAGAATTTAATTTCTTTTTGTTTTGTAAAATAATAAAATACTTTTGAATTTATCTATTTGAATTTAAATCACTTCTTTTTGAAGTAATTTCTATTTATATATATTATTCGAATTTTAATAAATTTACGCGATTGAATCCATTATAGATTCTCGCTAGTTATCTTGCTCTGTAAGCAAGACAATAATATTATTGTATCGTTTTTGTCAACACTCAACATCTCTTTTAAGTATATAACCTCTCCAGGAGAGTTCTTCTGACGTTATTATACTACTTGAGGCGTCACTGCCGTTGCAGTGGTATGGAACCTTTATGGCCTATATGATGTTGTGTTAGTACACACTTACTTTATGATACTATTTACTGATCATGTAAAAATCAAGATCTATCCGTCTACCCGGAGAAATAATACGTAAAAATTAAATAACATGAGTACAACCATTTCAAATAACGATTTTATCCAAGTTTCCGTAATTGCACCCTCCCTGAAATCAGACCCAATTACTATACCAAGTTATTACGAACTTTATAAGTTCGAACAGGCAGTCATATTTGAGATGGATATGATTCGAGAAGCCTCCCAAGCCGATTGGAGGAAAAACTTAGCAATGCTTTTGCATGCTGAGGATGAAATTGAAGAAACAATTTCTACACCTAGAGTATTATCTAGAGTGGAAGAAGAAACTATACCCGAAATTAACACTGAAGGCACCCCTGAACAAGGGCATGGCTTTCATTTTTATAATTCGTGGGCTAATGGTTTACAATTCGATAAATCAGATCCAGAGACCGAGTTTTGGACTCGGCCGGAGATCATATATCTCAAGCAAATTCAACTCACTGCTCCTCATTTAGATGAGTTTTTCAGTGTTGTCGAAAGTTTCCTAATTTATATTTATAATTGGAGACGTGCTACAACAGCTAGTGAGCGTTATATGTGTGTTCTTACTTACATTAAATGTGTTAATAAAGAATCTATCACCTCACAAATTGTTACATCCGATGGTTTTGCCATGTTAGTCACTTTAGCTAGTGATATGTACAGGGGTGAACCAGGTTTGCAATCAGACGATGATACCTTTAAAAAGGGTAATCTCGATATTTTGCAAGAATGCATGGATAAGTTTGACACTTTCAAAGAGTCTAAAATCTATGCCAAAGTATACAAATTTTGTATGTATGCACTTAGTATGTCATTTTTCGATAAGTTAGGTATTACATTTGATTCTTGTAACTTTACAGAATTAGAGGCTGAAGCCATTAAGAAAAAGCATCATATGGGTGTTGACTTTGTTTACACAATGTTAGATACTTGTTTGTTTATTTCGAAAAAGGCACAACAGGCTTATAATACCGGATCATTATCTGGTATTTTAATTGAAGAATCTAAGTATCAAAAATGGTTTGAAACTTCTTCTACTCTAGTTCGCCAATCCAAATATCTTTCTAACCCGGAAGTACATGGCATCGATGTTTATTCATATATGTCTGATCTTAACAAGTGTTTAGAGGAAGGTAAAGTGATTGCTAAATTCAATAAGAGGATGACTCCTTTTGAGAAGAATAGTGTATCTAAAATACTTTATGATTTGGAATCAGCTCGCTGTCAATATATTAATAAAACAGCTGCAGCTAAAGATAGGAAAGCCCCATTTTCCTTATTAATTTATGGGGGTTCCAGTGTTGGTAAAAGTAGCATTTTAAATACTATTTTTGTCCATTATGGCAAAGTATTTGGTTTACGAACTAATAGTGAGTATAAATATACCCGTTTGGCCCAAGAAAAACATTGGAATAATTTTTCATCAGAGAAATGGTGTATTGTCTTAGATGATATAGCCATGCTTAAACCCAATGCTTCCCAAGGAATAGACCCTTCATTAGCAGAAGTTATATTACTCAATAATAATGTAGCTTTTACGCCTGAACAAGCAGCTTTAGAAAATAAAGGAAATACTCCTGCATTACCTAAGTTACTTTTGGCAACAACCAATGTTAAAGATATTAATGTGCATGCATATTTTTCTTGCCCTTTGGCTGTTTCTAGGCGTTTACCATGGGTTATAGATGTTCGACCTAAATCAGAATTTGCTAAACATGAATGTATGTTAGATGGCACTCTCTTACCTATTCAGGAGGAGGGAGTTTATAATGATTTTTGGGATTTTCTCGTTTATCGAGTTGAACCCATGGGTACTGATCGTGATGGTCAGAGAGCACAATTAATTGAAGATAAAGTTTATACTAATATCGACGATTTTCTTGCTTGGATGTCTGAAGAAGCAGTCAAACACGATAAATCTCAGGATCGCGTTATGGCGAGTAATAAAATATCACAAGAAGTTGAGGTATGTAAAACTTGTTACCGTTCAGTTAAGAGATGTTCGTGTACTGATATTCAATCTCTTGATGTAGATATATTTTGGTATTCCTTCCTATTTACCATTATGTATCTCGTGTATTCTTATTTGAATAAGATTATTATGTATGTATTTTTCAAATACACATTTAATAAATATTGGAGAGTGGTTTTAGATAAAACTAAGCTTATTAATATATTATCCTACTCAGGATTTCTTGTTACAAAAAAGAATGCTGCTATCATATTTTCATATTTGGGTCATCGCGTCCATAATATGTCTAATAACCAATCGAAAATAGCCAAATTAGTGCTATTTTTGACAACTTCGCTTATTTCTTATCAAGCATATAGAGCTATTCAAAAGCACTTTGTTAAAAAAGAACAAAAGAAAGCTGTAGTTGCCCTTAAAAAGGCTGATGAAGAAGTAGAATATATGCTTAATGAAGAGAAAGTTCTACAAGATATGACTGTAAAGATGCCACAATACATCGCTTCTGCTCGTGAAAAAGCAGATAAAGCTCTAGAAGCTGTTGTGGAATTATTTCCTAACTCAAGGGTTTTACAATCCGAGTATGTGAGTGATTCTATCGGCAAGGCTCCAGGAACTGATATTAAAGATCACGTAAATGTGTGGTACAAGGAAGAAATGAGATTATTACCATTAGATGTATCTCCCACCACTCTATCTTTAAACGGAAAGAGTAGATCCGATATTATGGCTATGTTACAAAATAATTGTGTTTATTTTTGTTCGCGTCACAAAGTGGATAGCAGATTGGCTATGCGTAAAACGCGAGCTGTTTGTTTAGTTGGACACATATATATGTGTAATAATCATGGAATGCCACAAACTCCCACATTTGATTTACAAGTTATTTCAGATCAGGTAGGGACTGGTATAAATACTAATATTACTTTCAAGATTACCCAAAAGATGATTCATCGAATTCCATCTTTAGATTTAGCTTTCTTGAATTTAAGACAATTGCCTCTGAAGAAGAATATTATGAAATTTTTACCTAAAGTTAACCTTAATGGTGTCTTTAATGGATTTTATATATCTCGTAACTCTGATGGTGATATAGTAACCAACGATTTGACCAATGTTAGATATAAACCAGATAGACAAGAAGCTTGTTTGCCTGATAAGATTAATTTGTATATGGGTAATACCCGTGATCCTTGTGATATAGGAGATTGTGGTAGTCTCATGATTTTTGAATCAAATCTTGGTCCTGTTTTTGCAGGCATCCATATTATGGGTAATAAATTTAATACTACTATAGGTAGTATAGCTTTAACCCAAGATGTTGTATCGGAAGCTATTAAAAGTTTTTCTGATATAATTATGCAAGCTGGTGACATTGAAATAAGTGCACCAACTTGTGAACGTTCTCTAGGACCGCTACATCCGAAAAGTGTATTAAGATACATTGAGAATGGAACATGCGCTGTGTATGGATCTTTTAGCGGTTTTAAACCAAGTTTGAAGTCTGCTGTTAAAAATTCTGTTATCAGTGGAAGCATGGTTGCACGTGGTTATGACATTAAACATGGAGCACCCCAAATGAAGGGGTGGCTCCCTTGGCGTAATGCTATGTTAGATATGTCTAACCCTGTGTGTGATTTAGATTCAGACATTCTCAAAGAGTGTGCTGATTCGTTTCTTGAGGATGTATTAACTAAAATAGCACCAGAGGATTTAGCAGAAGTTTTCGTTTATGATAATTTCACAGCTATTAATGGAGCGATTGGAGTGGCATATGTTGATAAGATGAATCACAGCACGAGTGCTGGAGCCCCTTGGAAGAAGAGCAAACGCAATTTTATTGTGGATTTGCCCCCTCAGCACGGGTTTGATGCTCCTGTAACTTATAATGAAGAAATCATGACGAGAGTTGATTTGATCATTGATAATTATAAAAAAGGGATTGTAAGTAATCCTGTATTTTGTGGTAATCTTAAAGATGAACCCAAAACTTTTAAGAAAATTATTAGTGGTGGTACAAGAGTATTTGCTGGTGCACCAGGAGATTGGAGCATCGTTGTGCGAAAGTATCTTCTTTCGGTAGTACGTATGATTCAAAATAATAGATTTATATTTGAATCCGCCCCAGGGACTATAGCCCAATCCACTCAATGGGAAGAAATTAGAGAATTTCTAACTACTTTTGGAGAGGATACTATGGTTGCCGGTGATTATAAAGCCTTTGACAAGAGAATGCCCGCTTGTGTGATTTTAGCTTCTTTCGATATTATAATTGGTATCTGTGTTGCAGCTGGTTACTCCAAGGAGGATTTGATGGTAGTTAAAGGTATTGCTGAAGATACAGCTTTTCCCTTAATGGATTTTAATGGAGACCTAATTAGGTCGTTCGGTTCAAATCCCTCGGGTCATCCTTTGACCGTTATAATTAATGGACTAGCCAATTCCTTATATATGCGTTATTGCTTTTGTGTGTTGAACAAAAAGCATAAAGCGAAGTATACTGTTCGGCAATTTCAAGACTTAGTTAAATTAATTACTTACGGTGATGATAATGCTATGGGAGTTTCCAGTGAGATCCCTTGGTATAATCACACTGAAATACAATCTGCATTAGCCGATGTAGATATTACTTATACTATGGCTGAAAAGGAAGCCAAGTCGGTGCCTTATATACATATCAATGAAGTATCTTTTCTCAAAAGAACTTTTAGAGATGATAAAGATGTAGGTGCATTTGTAGGTCCTTTAGAACATGATTCTATAGTCAAAATGTTGACTGTGAATGTAGCATCTAAGAGTGTTACACCTGAGTATCAGGCTGTTCAAACAATTTCCACTGCTGTTCGAGAATATTTCTTTTATGGAAAAGATATATTCAACGAAAAATCAGAAATGCTTAAACAAGTAGTCATTGAGAATGGACTACAAGCATATGTTGAAGATTCAACTTTTCCCACTTGGGAATCATTGAACCAGCAATTCTGGGATGCGTCATTGAGTACGCAACTTAGGAGGAAAAATATTAGAGTGTAGACAATTTTGTTATTTATTTATATTTTCATTTTCATTTTCACTTTCATTTTCACATTTTAAGACCCTCTAATAGAGGGCACCGACTCAGAATGTCATAAAACTTGTCTTCTATCTTGTGGTTTAATTAGCCCTAGATTTATATAAATAAATTGCTCAAAACGATTATCATGCAGCCAATGAGGGCTGCCAATGTAGTGGGTTGATACAAAATGATACCCAAGAAGAGGTGAATTCCTCTACCTTACCAAGAGACAATTGTCTTTTTCGTATTCCTAGTAAGCATTATAAGCGCATCATGGCGCTTTGTGGCGACTATCCGGATATTTGTCAGACGTGCATAGACCGTTTCAGTAATATGAAATTTAAATTGCAATCGACTGATATGTTTCCATCTATAGTCATTGATAAATGTTTATTTGAGCAACACACAACCGATACAACAAAGATTAATACTATGTGTGTTTCATTCCCTTTTCTGTGTGAAGAGTGTCTAGATAGAATCACTAATTTGAAATATAATTATGTAATGCAATCAGCAGATATGCCAGCGGAGTCAGCTCCACTGGTACCAGTCACAGAAGAGAATGTTGATTTTCATGATGAAAATGCTGGCTTAGAGACTGGATTTTATCGAGAAGTGGATTCTAATTCTACTCTCGACGAAACTCCTCTCGATTTGGCTAAGTTTTTATCTAGGCCTGTTAAAATTGCTAATTTCACCTGGCTTGAATCTGATCCAGTTGGTACAGTGAGAACCTTTTCCCCTTGGGATTTATTCTTTAATGATACCCGTATCAAGAAAAAGCTAGATAATTTTGCATTTTTACAGTGTGATCTTAAAGTCAAAGTGATGATTAATGCATCACCATTTTATTATGGTGCTATGCTTATGAACTATGTTCCTTTACCTAATTTGACACCATCGACAGCTCCAGCTGATTCTGGATTAAGATATTTTATACCAATATCTCAAAGACCCCATCTATGGATTAGTCCTCAACATAATTCTGGTGGGGACATGGTTTTACCGTATTTCAATTTTAGAAATTGGTTGCGAATGCAAATTCGTCAAGATTTTTTAGATATGGGCACTTTAAATTTAGTCAATTTCACTGTTTTAGATAGTGCAAATGGAGTTTCGAGTTCAGGTGCTACGGTTACCATATATGCGTGGGCAGAGAATGTTAAGATATCAGGACCTACAGTTGGTTTATCTTTACAATCTGCTGATGAATATGGTGAAGGTGTTATCTCTAAACCTGCATCAGCCATTGCTTATGTAGCTAGTGCATTAGAGAATGCTCCATTTATTGGTAAGTTTGCAACAGTGACTAGGATAGGTGCTACCGCTATTAGTAGTATAGCTTCACTATTTGGTTTTACCAATGTACCTGTCATTGAAGACACTATGCCGTATAGGCCTAGTCCTTATCCTCAATTTTCTTCTACTGATATAGGTTATCCTGTAGAGAAGTTAACAGTTGATGCCAAGAATGAATTGAGTGTTGATCCATCAATTGTTGGTTTACCCAGCAAAGACGAACTAATTATATCCAATTTTATTGGTAAAGAAAGTTATCTAACTGCTGGAACTTGGACTACAGCTCTAGCTCCTGATGCTATACTTTTTACAAGCGTAGTAACTCCACATTTGTTTGCTGCTTCAGCAGTTGCAAATCCCCTTATTTACTCAACTCCTGCGAGTTGGGTTGCTCAGCTTTTTAAAGCTTGGCGTGGGGATATGATATTTAGATTCAAATTTATTTGTTCTCAATATCATAAAGGTAGAGTTAGGATATCATATGATCCTGCCGGTACTGTGGCTCAAAATCTAACCGCAGATCCTTTATCTTCTACTGTTGTTTTCACACAAATAGTGGATTTAAACAAGGATACTGATGTGGAAATTAGAATACCATATCAACAAGCTATTTCATGGTTACTAACTAATGCTGGTAATTACGCAGTATCGCCTTGGAGTATTGGTTCATCTCCTACATATGTGTTTGATCCAGGTTTTCATAATGGAACTATACAAGTTAGAGTTTTAAATGCTCTTACAGCTCCAGTTGCTACCTCAACTATTAAGATGTTTGTGTTTGTTAGGGGAGCAGATAACTTGGAGTTTGCTAATCCAGCAGAACCTCCTAATAATATCTCACCTTTTGTAGTTCAATCTGCAGATGTTTATGGTGAACCTACTACAGTTACAGTGGGGGCGTCTCGGCGCCCCAATTCTGAAAAGTATTTAGTTAATTGGGGAGAATCTATAATGTCTTTGCGCACTTTAATGCGGAGAACGAATTTATCGACAGTATGGTGTGAACCAACTAGTATTGTGGATGATAAATATACTGTCATTAGACAGAGATTCACTAAATGGCCTCCATACTATGGATATGATCCTGCAGGTTTAAATAGTGCTAAAGGACTTTTAGTCCCAGCATCAAATTTCAATTTTAACTATTGTCAAACAACAGTTTATAATTGGGTTGCTCCTGCTTTCATTGGTCAACGCGGATCTATGATCTGGACATTTAATGTGGATTCAAATACCACTCAAAATTCAGTCAAGATCATCCGCGTACCTCAAAATACAGGTAATGCTATTAATACAGTTACTACTTTTGTAGGCGGTACTCAATCAGCAGATGCTAGATTCTTTAGGAACTCTACACAAGCACAAGCTAGTGGATCAGCTCTTACTAGTCAACAAACCCAGAGTGGTCTCTCGGTTTTGTGTCCAAATTATAACCCTTATAGGTTTCAGACCACAACCCCTACTAATGCCACTGCGCCTACTTCTGTAGACGCTTCAGATCAGGATAATATTTTATTAGAGATAAGTCCTACAACAGGTAATACACCTACTGATACCACTATTTTCAAGATTTGGAAGTATGCATCTATAGGTACAGATTTCAACTTACATTTCTTTTTGAATGTACCAGTTTTATATCAATTATCTGCTGTTCCTGTGGCAAATTAGTTATATGTGACCGAAAAGTCCATAAACTATCCCTATCCTAGGGTAATAATATAGGAGATCTCCCGTCGATACGGGAATAAAATATATCGGACGTATGTCTAGCGTACGTCATCCAAGACACCCTTTAATCCGTGAGATTAAACAGTATAACGACATTATTTGTCGGGATTTTGTAACCGGGTTTCTTGCCCGGTGAAATTTTTGC